CGTGCGCATTGCCGTACACCCACGCATTGCCGTACACAATGGAGGTCGGATGCAGGTAAGCGGATTCTCCGACCGTAGCCGTTTTGTAAATCCATCCGCCTCCGTTTTTGTGCTGACGCCATTCCGCGGGAACCGAACCGTAGACGCTTGCAAGGACATTCTCTGGAACCTTCACATCCGCCATCACCGCTCCCCCTGCGGCACATCGCCGCCCTGCCGCGCTACACGCGCGCTCTCGTTGCCGATCAGCCACACCTTCACGATGCTCACCAGCAGCACCGCGCACACGTCGACAAGCGCCTTGATGTACATGAGGTCAGTCATGCTCGGCCTGCGTGATCACTTCCTTGAGCCATGTCCATCCCTCGCGCTCAAATATCCTCTTGCACGCCTCCAGCAGCGCGTCCCGGTCGGCCTGCAGGCGGGCGTGCGCGTTGACGGCTTCGACGATGAGGTCCGCATTCGCACCCACTTCGCCTGCGGCTCTTAGACCCTTGCGCCCATCACTAAATGAAAGCGTTGCAATCAATGCGCCTGTCTTCGTGCGAATCTTCGTGCAAATCTTCGTGCATTCATCGACTTCCTTGATCCACGGTGTAGGCGTATGGCTCATGCTGCACGCTCCACATTCCATTTAGGCGACTTGCAGTACGGGCACTGACGCGCTGGCGTCTTCTTGCGCGGCGTCCACTGGTAGCCGCATCGCTTGCACTTGCTGCTAGGCGTCTTCATCACAGATACCCGTAATAGCGAACTCCAGACTCTATCCAGAGTGGAGTCAGGTTCCGAACATAAGCTCCAAAAGCCTCATCGGCCGCTTCATAATTGTCAGGCACCTTCGCACCTTCTTCGACAATTTCACAGGCTACGATGTTTGTGCAATCGTAGTTGCGCTTTGTGAAATTCTTGTTCTTAAATATCCGCATGACTCAATCTCCAATGACCACACGATAATCGTATTCATAATAATATGCAAGATAACTTTAGTACCGCATTACCATTTTCTTTCGTGCGCACACAAAAGCGCCCAGCCGAAGCCGGGCGCAAAGGTGCAGCAAAGAAGGGCGATTAGGTCGTCTGGTTGAACGAGATCGAGGTTGCCAGATTGGACGCGGGTGCGCTCGGCGTGATCGTTCCCAACAGTGCCTGGCTGGTTGTGGCGCTCGTGGTGGCGTAGGTGAACGCCAGCGGGGTCGAAGTGCTCTCAACCCAGCCCGATGGGTAGGTAACGCTCACAATGAGATTGGTGCTGTCCAGTGTGGGCGAGACGGCGGGATCGTTGGATGTGATGGTGGCAACGGCATCCGGCGCGAGGACGGAGCCAGCGGGCGAAAGGGTTCCGGTGAAGACCTGGGTCTGGCCGGCTGCTGTAGGGTTCATGGTGTTCTCCTGAAACGTGATCTGAGTGGCTAGACTTTCGTGGGGATGCTCTAAGCGCCGGACTTCGCGCTCGAGGTGGTGTATGCGATGTCTTAATTCTTCGATCTGCTCTACAATCCGGCGGTCACGCATAGACGCTCCAAAGGCATATTACCGCGAATTCAATGCGGCAGTGTTACAGAATGTGTGGCGAAGACGAAGAGGAACACGAGCAACCCACAGGCGAAGCTGAGCCGCCCCATTTCCTTGACTTCAGGATTCTTCGACAGGCCATACGCCAGCGCGCCGATTACGAGCACGAGCAAGGGAAGGTAGACAAACATGAGCGCACCTCTGTCACAGTAGATGCGCCCTTTCATGCCCACGCTGTGCTGTTTTATACGCGGCTGAGGATCTTGGCTATTGTCGCGCCCAGCCAAGGCTTGCCGTAGCGCGTCAGTGAGCCGGAGCGGTTGAGGGATTCGGCGATCTGCTCGAATGTGGCGCCGGCATCCCGCAACGCCTTCATCTTTGCCAGCATTTCCGGCTCGCCCGGGCGCGTGCCGAACGGTTTCCTGCCCTCGCATCGTTCGCCGCGATCACGGATGCGTTTACGGGCTGCCAGTGTCTTGGCGACGATCATGGCGCGATCGTATTGAGCAATGGCGCCGAATATCTGCCGGACCAGTACGCGCGACGGATCTTTCGAGCACAAATCCGGTTCCATTGTGCTAATGACCGTATAGCCGCGCCGCTGCATGTCGCCGATAATGGTTTCCTGTATCAGGAGATCGCGCGCAACGCGGTCAAGTTTCTCGATCAGGACGGTTTTGACGCCGTTTTCCTCAAGCGCAGCCAGCAATGCAGCGAGCGCGGGTCGGTCCTCCATGTCGCTCTTGCCGGTCATGGATTCGCGGAAGACTTCCTTGATTTCGAGGCCGTGCGCGGCTGCGTACTGCTCGCAGGCTTCCTGCTGGCGGGTCCAGCCGTCGCCGTCAACCTGCCCGATGCTTGAGACGCGGAGGTACGCGAAGGCTTTCATTACCACTCGCCAAAAGTGCAAACCACACCGCAACCGCCAGACAGGTGCTTGTGCGACTGGAAGTGAGCAGTGATCTCCTTACAGGCCTGAACATCGCGCTCTGCACGGGTCATGCGCCCACCAAACCGTGCACGAGGCGCTGAGCCCGACATCAACTCAATACAACGCGGGCAGTGAGCGTCTTTCTTGCCAAACGACATGCGGCAACCATCTGAGTGCATGATGTCGCCATTCTTCGCGTATTTCGGGGCTAACAGCGTGATTTCCATATACTCTCCTTAGTTCTCCATGAGGCTGGTTGCCTCACCAACACGCTAATCCTATCGCCTATTGTGGAGAGTGTCAAGCTAATTCTTGCGCTAATTGAAGAATAATTGAAAGGATGTAGAATGTAGGGGTGTTGGGTGGTGGTACACCCAGCGCATGAGCACCACTCGGAGGCAACCCGAATGACACCCCAACGCAAGAATACGCCAACTCCACACATCCCGATAGACGAGTTCGCAGAGCGGATGCGCATCAAGCCTACACGCTGCGAAGAGTTAATGTATAACGCGCTGCTCGCCACTTTTAAGCCGTATCGCGCCACGGTTCATCCCCAGGAGCCAATTGGCCCGTACATCGCAGATTTCTTTATTGCCCCATCAAACATTGTGGTTGAGGTCGACGGATGGTCCCACGCTGATGCAAGAAGCCAACAGCACGATCAGCGGCGAGACACTTTCATGCGCAATCGCCAGATTCGGGTGCTGCGATTTAAGAATCGCCAAGTACTACGCAATCCCGCGGCGTGCGCTCTCTATGTGCTTCAACAGTGCGGAATACTAGCTAAGCGTAGCGATAAGCTGAAGATACAATACTGTCCGCCGGCCGACGTAAGAGGTAACAACTCGAAGCAAATCAGGCGGATCTTCTGGCGTGCTTGACTTCGCGTATTCACACCTATAACCTGAACGGGATTTATCCCACAACACAACTCAACAACGGAACGATGCGCTAGAATGTGCACATGCGCCGCGCACATCCACGCAAAGGTAAGCTAATTGCTGATTTAGTTGAAGATATCAACGCACCGATATCTATAGATGCATGCACTCCAAACGCGCACACCGCGATGAGAGAGCGCAATGACTTTCTGCTTTCAGAAAGATCAATGCACGGGCGCAGAACTAAGGTTCGCATCGCCTTTGAGGTCTACTGTCGAGGTGGCATGAGGCCGATGAACTACGAGCGCTTGCCGGGCGAGCACATGATCATAAGTTGTCCATCGCCAGATCAAGCACGCGCTGCAATCCGCTTGATACAAAGGGTTTGCGAGTCGCTTGACGGCAAGTTCCTCGCTGAGGACGAGTAACCACCACATAACCTGTTCGCTTATTCGCCGGAATTGGCTAAGTGGTCGCAAGATCAGGCGAATAGACGGCGACGGTATGATACGGATCGCGATGGTCGGCGCCCCTCCGGGGTCAAAGCGAGGGGGTGGGGGTCGCGGTTGCAATTGCAATCCCCTCACAAAATTTTCTGCGCAAAAATAAATCTATGGATTGTACCAAGAAAGTCAACAGCATAACGTTTGCCGAAAAGGTGCGTGTGCGGAGAAGTTGTGTGTTATGGTGTTGACGATGCTGCAGTGCGAGAACAAGCCGACATGTGTGCGGTGCTGGAAGGCGCCGGTGGTGGTGTGTGCGCCCTGGCGGTTCTGTGAGCGGCACTGGCAGGAGTTCTTGTACGAGCAGCGAAAGGCGGAGTTTATGCGGAAGAGGGTGGCATGAGCAAGGTAACGAGGAGTGTGCTTGGCAACCGGTCGGATGAGGAAGGGGCGCATGACTCAGGCGCGGACTTTGAGCAGTTGAACCAGAGTGCGATGCCTCCGCCGATGGAAGAGCCGATCGAGGTTGATGTTGTGAAAGTGGAGGGCGGGATTGAAGTTGTGCCAGTGCACGAGATTGAATCGTTTTGGCGCGCGTTGGGTGAGCTAGAGGAAGGGCCGACAGATCTGCTGATGGCGCAACTGGTCGAGGAGCCGGAAGAGTATGGGCTGGTCAAGAAGAACGTGAACGGTGTGGTGGTTGAGGCACGTGAGGACCGGTTGGCGGAGATCGGGAAGCGTGGCCCCAGGGAGAGGCTGGTCTGGTATAGATCGCATCCGGAGTACATGCAGGCGATGGCCGGGGACCGGCTGCTCATCCGGAAGGACACACTAGAGCTGGAGGATGCGTGCCGGTCGTGCCATGGCAGGGGGTACACGGAGGAGATTTGCCCGCTGTGCCAGGGCGCAAAGACGTTCGAGAACGGCGATACTTGCGGCGAGTGCCTGGTGCTAGGCTACGACATCGAGAAGCAGTGGAGCTCAGGAAGAGTGCCCTGTAAATCGTGCTTTGGGTCTGGCTGGCGGGGCGGCGTCGTGATTCCACAGGTTGCCGAACGCAAGCCCATTACCGGGATCGTAGTAAGCGTAGGTCCAGAGTGTCGGCTGTATAAGCTGGGGGATCGCGTGATTCATTCGAGATTCGCTGGGCACGAGATGAGCGTGGCGAAGAACGAAACGTTCACGATGATGCGGGAGTCGGAAGTGCTGTCGATTCTGAAGCAGAGGAGAGCGGGATGAAGAGTGTTTTCGTCGTGGCTTGCGCCAAGGGTTCCATTTCCGAGGAAACAAAGAAAGAACTGCGGGAATTGCATGACGGCAAGATTGTTTTTCTTGACTACGACAAGGATCTTCCTGTGCCTGAAATTTTCGCCCATGTTATCGAGGAAGCGAAGTGATGCAGGCTATCTGTCAGGGGTGCTAGCAACAGATTGAGATTATAGACCTGCCTGAACCGCAGATCGTCAACCTGCCCAACATGTCGATGGTGATTGTCGAACACACACGGCGGTCGGTATGTCCTAACTGCAACCTGCAGGTGGTGGCGGGCCTTTGCGGCGTGGCCAAGCTGGCTGTGATGGCGATTCCGATGGAGGAGGAGCCCTCGAAGATCATCAAGCCGGTGGCGCAGATGCCGCGGATTTTGAGGAACTGATGCCCACGCGTGAGACAGGCAATAACTCGGAAGCCAGCCGCGAGTCGAGAATTATGGAACTGGCGGTGTGGGACTGGCGCGGCAAGCCGGTTCACTGGATCAGAAAAGAACTCGACAATTGCCACTACCAGACCTTGTGTGATTATCGCAAGACGCCACTCTATCTAGAGACCCTGGGCGAGTTGAAGGATGCCTGGCGCGATTCGATTCTGCGGCTGCCTGAAACACGCGAGTTGAAGCAGAAGGTTACACAGGGAATGGCGCTCGGGCTCGACAGACTGATTGGCATACTGGCCGATGATGCAGCGGCACCCAAGGATGTGATTGCGGCCGCGCGCCTCATGGCTCAGATGGATGGTCGGTTCCTGAAGGCCGGGGAAGATGGCGACGGCGGCGGTAAGAATGTTGATTCGGTGGCGCAGGAGCTAGTGACGGCGCTCAAGCGGCACGAGGGCGTGGTGAATTGATTGCGCCCGAGATAGAACGAATTGCCGATGCTCTAGACCCCGCTCCGGTCCGCTGGAAAATCCTTCCTGTTACTGAAGAAATGTCGCCGCGCATCCAGCGAGTGCTGCACCGGCTCAACGGGTTCGGCAGCCTGTTCTACTTCAACCGCGTCATTCTCAATCACTCTCGTCTGTCTCCTAATCTCCATGGCTACATGTGCCGCGAACTTGAGCGCGATTCTCTCAGGCTTTCGCTCGAAGTTCCACGCGACATGTTCAAGACTACCGTGGCGTCTGTTTCAGCGCCGATGTGGTGGGCTCTGCCGTTCAATGACGACGACGAAGAGTACATGCGCAGGCTGGGCTATGGCGATGCATGGATTCGCTGGATGCGGCGGGCGCATTATTCGAGCACGCGCACTCTGATCGCGTCGGAAATCATCGACAATGCTATCAAGATCGGGACTAGAATCAGCGGCCACTACCAGCACAATGCCGAGTTCCGGTTCTACTACCCTGAGATCATTCCGAAGACGACAGAAGAGTTGAGCGGAACCGGGCGCAAGAAAGACAAGTGGAACGCGAAGTCGATGACCCATAACCGGGTCGATTCGGTCTATGTTGGCGAAGGCACATTCAACTTCATCGGCGTCAAGGGCGCACTGCAGTCACAGCATTTCGAGCGCCAGGTAATCGATGACCCGGTGGGCGAAAAAGCCATCAAGTCTGACATTGTAATGAACGATACGACAGAATGGATCCGGAAACTTCCTGGCGCGTTTGACTCCGACCCCGACCAGCCGGAACGGTTGGCGGACCAGCTATTCATCGGCAACCGGTGGTCAGACAGAGATGTAGGGTCGTTTCTCCGCCGCGAGTATTCGCATTCGATCAAGTTTATTACCCACTCGGCCGAGGGCGGCTGCTGCCAGCTGCATCCGTCGGGCGAAAGCATTTTCCCTGAAGAGTTTCCCATGGAGAAACTTCAGGAGTTGCGCCGGATCTGGGGAGCCTATCACTACGCCGCGCAGTACCTGAACAACCCGGTCGCGCCTGAAGCAGTCAGGTTCAAGTCGACATGGTTGCGCCACTTTACGCAGGTTCCATGGATGGAGAACCAGCGCATCACGGTTGCGAACTCGCAGCAGCTGGGAACTCAGCCAAGCGTGTCGGACGCCATGCGGATAATCGAGCAGGACAGGGCAGAGGCGGCAGGCGCCATCCCGCAGCGGCTGCGCATGGCCCTCCGGCATGAAGCGGCAGAGGGTGAGGTTCTCGAAGACATCCGCGCCGGGGAACTCGACCGCGTAGCAATCCTCGATCCATCGCATTCAGAGACACCTGGCGGCAGAAGCAGACACGCGATTGCTGTGCTCGGTATCTTCAACAAGCCTCCCAAGCCGCGGAGAATTTATCTGCTCGAATGCTGGGCTGGGCAGACGTCGTTCGAAATCATGATCAACAAGCTCATCGGCACCCAACCTGGGGCGCGCGGGCTTGCCGTGAAATGGCGTGTCAATCACATCTATCTCGAGTCGAAGGTGGCGGGCCAGCAGGGATGGTATTACCTGTTCCGCGACCGGTGCCGCGCCATGGGCGCCGAGGCCAGCTATGCGGTGCGGGAACTGAAGACCGACAGGGCAGCAGAAGCCAAGACCAGCCGCATTATCGGCATGGAGCCGGTGTACGAAAATGGGTTCTTCTATGTCAACCGAGCCGGATGCCAGCAGTTCGTCGAAGAGTACGAAGTGTTCCCTAACGGGCGGTTCATCGACCTGCTCGATGTAGTCGGATATGTGCCACAATGTTATGCTTCTGGTTCAAGAGCCTCAACTCACGATATGGTCCGCGAAGACCTGATGCGCAGGCAGAAACAGATGCAGGGTTTAGGCGTAGCGGGGTACTAAGATGCCACTTCCAGTCGAAATGCCGTTGTCGAAGCACTTTGGCAAGGACCGCCTTACCGAGATCGAAAAATATGTGGACGAGCGGCTCGAATCCCTCGTTCAATCGCTCTCTGATCTGCGCGAGCGGAAGATTACCAAGTGGCGCCGCATTTACCAGGGTATGCCGCTCGAAAAGACCAAATCCTTTCCGTGGCAGAACGCTTCGAATGTCGTCATCCAGGTTGTCGGGTCATTCTCAGACCAGATGCTGGCTAAGTGGCTGATGTCGATCTTCGGCATGGATCCGCTCTGGCAGGTGCTGGTCAATGGCCAGTGGGAACGCGAAGAGAAGGCTGAAGAGCAGCGACAGGCTGTGCAGGACTGGCTTGTGTTCTCAGGGCTGGAGCCGGGTTACCTGAACCTGTTGCCGAAGTATCAGGCGTGGGGATCGACGGTCATCCGCTACGGCCTCGGCGCCATGAAGATCATGCCGGAGCGCACTGTCGAGAAGGTAGCCAGTTTCGAAGACTCTTCCGGCCGCGTCATGTTCAACGATTTCGTGAAGCATGATGGGCCGGTGGCATTGCCGCTTTTGTTTGAAGACTTCCTGATTCCGTTGACGGTCAGCGAATTAGAGCGTAGCCCATTCACGGCACAACGCGTCAGAATGTCGAAGTTCGAGATGGAGGCACTGCTTTACGACCCAACCTACGACAAGGAAGCCATCAAAGAGATTTTGAAGACGCCGGACCGCGAAGGTCCGGAGCAGATCGAGCGCGACCTGCAGGTGGATCAGGGAGTGCAATCCGGCGATTCCGGTGGTCCCGCGGCCAAGGTGTGGGATGTATACGAGTGCTGGTTCCCCTACCAGATGCTGGGGCGCCGCTTCTCGATCATCTACACCTACCACAAGGGCACCAGGAAGACCATGAAGCGGGTTTTCAACTGGTTGCCAGAGAATTCCCTGCCATTCGTGAAGAGCGTGCTGGGCTACGACGGCGAGCGCAGCCACGGGTTTGGGTTCTGCGAAATGCTGAAGGATTATCAGGAGGAAGTGAGCGCGATTCACAATCGCCGCGGCGATGCGTCGACCCTGAGCAATACCAACATCTTTCGCATCGAATCCGGGTCGCAACTGGATGCGCAGTTCTCTGTCTTCCCGAACGCCATCTTCTCCGGACCTGAAGGCGCGTTTGAGGCGATTCCATTGGGCCGCTCGGCGCAGGAGACCATCAAAGACGAGACCATGACGCTGAACTTGGCAACGGATAGGGCAGGCATTGGGCCGTCGAGTTCAGGGTCTGGCTCAGGCACCATCAACAAGAAAAATGCGTACTCGGCCATGGGCACCTATGCGGTGATGCAGGAAGGCGACACGCGGGCCAATCTGTCGAAGACAGGATTCAAGCACTCGCATTATTCGCTGGGCCGGCTGAAGATTCTGTTCGACGCGAACTTCG